GGTGAAATCGCTACTGTTGCCACAAGTGCAAGCGGCATCGGCACAAGTTTGATTGCTGGCAATGCAATCACACTTTCTGTTGCTTCTGCTTCTGCCCTTGGTTCGAGTTCGGTTGTCAGTGGTAAGACCACTGTAGCTATCGCAAGTGCGAGCGGAATTGGTGCAAGTGCAGTCGTTGGTTATGCACTTGCGCCGCTTGTCAGTTCTGCTGTTGGGTTAGGTACTTCGTCATTTATCGGAAGTGAAATTGTTGCTGCTGTCGCTAGCGCGAGTGCCATTGGAGCAAGTGCAGTTGTTGGTGGCAAGGTTTCGGGCAGTGCTGCTGCGACTCTTGGTTCTGGTTTTGCTGTCGCATACACAGCTTTGCCTGGAACAGGAGCATATGCTTCATCTCTTGGCTATGGCTCTGCCTCTGCTATTGGTATCTCAACTGCTGTTGTCACTGCAAGCGCATCTGGCATTGGTTTTGCTTCGGTCGTTAGTGGTGAGATTGCGACTGCTGTTGCAAGTGCGACCGGCATTGGTGCGAGCTTAGCTCTTGTTACTGGAGTTAGGCCGAGTGTAGCATCAGCCATTGGTGCTGGCACGGCAAACGGTACGGGCGCGCAAGCGATTATCGGAGCCGGTGTCGCAGCCGAGGCGGCAGATACCGCGAGTGGCGATGGCGCTGTCATCAGTGAAGGTAGCGGCAATGCAATTGAAGCCGCTGATACCGCAAGTGGATTTGGTTCGCTTGAATTATTCGGTGATGGTGCGGCGGTTGAAGATCCGGATACCGCTTATGGCCTCGGTGAGACGCCGGTCATTATTGATATCGTTAAGACTCATAGAGTTGTTGGCAGACGTGGCATAAGTCCTAGTATCGCTGGTCGATATATTACTCCTTCGGTTTCTGGCAAGCGTTCGCAACAACCTAATGTCGCTGGTCGGCGTGGTTCATCTATGGTATCAGGCAGGAGTAGCGGCACACGTAAAACAACGGGACGACTATGAGCATCACCAATCACCCATTGCTTTCTTTCACGGCAGGTGATACCTGGGAAATCACTACGACGCTGCTCGATGAAAATGGCAATCCTTATGATTTGACCATTGGGCCTACGATTGATTGGACATTGCTTGATTCTAAGTATGCTGAGGTGATAACTTCTGGAGTGATTATCACCACGCCCGATCCGACTATGGGAGTGTGTAAGGTCACTGTCCCAATGGGGATAACAGCTCCAATAGTAGCCGGACTTTATTCTGATGCTTTGCGGTTGACAATGGGTGGCACGGCTGGCACTTTGTTGACTGGAGCAATCTGTGTTGACAAAAATCCTTGGCCACCTGCGATAGTTCAAGAGATGAAAATTATGCCAATGTGGCCTCCTAGTGTTACTCCACCAAGACGGAGAGCATTGTGACTACGCAACACATCTTAAATGCGATAGATGAGTGGAATACGCAGGACTTGATCACATTGGATGAATTAAAGGTTCAACTGCGTATTGATCCCGGTGATGTCACCAAGGATGCAGAATTGGTGATGGTGATTAATGGAGTGTCGCAGCAGATGGCTGGCATGGCTAATCGTGTTTTCGGCTATGCTAAGGTGAACGAAACTTTCTATGATGTAGAGGGTATTCGACGACTCTATTTCTCACGTTGGCCGGTTAAGTTTGCAGATATCGAGAGTATGACTCTTGATGGTGTTGATTGTCTTACTGCTGGTACTGGATGGGTTCTCGAGGAAAAAACTGGAACGCTTTATACGCCGCCGAGCGGTGGAAGCATTTGGAGTGGTGATCTTGATGTTGTTTATAGTGGAGGCTACAAACTACCGGAGGAAACTCCTGCTGATATCAAACGTGCTTGCAGCGTCGCTGCGCGCGAGGATTACTACACCTATATCCGCGGGACGATACTCTCTGGCGTGCGAATGATTGGTCACAAGTCAGCGCGTGTCATGTATTATCCACCGGGTCAGATGGCAGGAATGGAGAAAGGCGGTGCTGGACAACTGAGCCCAACATGGAATGCGGTACAGCAAGTCCTCAATAATTATATTCGGCATTGGGTGTGATATGGGGCTTGAGATTGATCTTTCAGACTTTATGTGGCTGCCAGAACTTTTTCATCGACGGCAGAATCTAGCACAGGATCTCATGCAGGAAGGTCGCGTTTTTACTGATACCTATATTGCTTCTGGTGGTCGTTATCGTGCTAATCCAAAGACGTTGCAACGTCCCCATCCAACGATGCGGCGGCGAATATTGCGTCAGCGCAGTGCGACAGGCCAGATGTATGCACGCGGCGTCGAGATTGTTTCCTACCATAAATTTCACAACTGGTGGGATCGGAGTTGGTGATGGGTGTTGATTTTGCAGTTTGGGTCTATGCGCCGTGCTTCGACACATTCGCGCGCAGCCTTACGTTTTATCCGGTTGTAAGTCAACCGGGAGCCGCTGGATTTGCCGCGCGTGGCATTTTCGACACTAATGAAATTGATGTGATTGCAATGGATGGTTCAATCTTGACTGATACACGCACTGAACTTGATATTTTTCAACCTGAATGGCAGATCTATCCGAGACAGGGTGATATCGTTGATATTCCATGGGAGAACGATGTTGATGGAGGCGTGTTCACCGTTGCTGATGTACATGGAATTGGTAATGCTGGCGGCGAGATGACACTCATTCTTTCACGTTATGAATCTGGCAAGCTGATTAATAGCGGTTACATACTCCTTGCGCCAAACTATGCGCTCAGTTCGCTTGATTTTGCAGCGCCGGTGCTTTCATAGTGACGCCAGATCTTCATTCTTATTCCTACATTATCCGTGATGGCATCTTGCGGCGGATCAAGGTGCTGCCGACATTTCAAACGATTAAAAGATTTGCGACTACAAAGATGTCGCGGATACAACCAGACCAGCTTCCATTCTTTGGCTGTTATATTATCGATGAACAGCGACGGCCAGACGGTGATTGGGATGCAGGTGCACCACATTTCATCGTTGATCTCAAGTTAGGCTTTTCGGTTATGGTCGAAAGTAGTGATGACCAAGTTGCCGAAGATAATTTAGACGCAGCATATTGGACCTTGATGAATTTGTTGACTTATCAATGGTGGTTTCGGTTTCCAATGCCTAAGCCGTGGCCACCAGTTGATATAGAAGGTATCACGCGCGGACAACGAATACATAGATTCGGCAATGCGTCGAATACTAATGAGACTCCGGTGGCAGAACTGCAATTTGATCTCACATATAGGTTCCGCGATTTCTTCAATCCAGTTGTCATGGATGATCTCAAACGTATCCATGTCACGGTTGCTTATCCGTGGCCATATGATCCAAACGCATATGATCCACCGTTCACAGTCCAGTATGACATTCCCATCGAGGGGGAGTTCTTGGCGAATGTCTATTCACTACAACGCCCGGTGTTCTGGAAACCGGTCCTAACGACCCACGCGCCATAAGGAGGCATCCATGCCGAAGGTTTACGCGCTCAAAGACAATGTCAAGAAATTCATCTTTCATCCATCGGGCCGTATCAAGTTCAATGATGCGGGCGAGGCTGAGTGGCCGCTTGATCAGTTCACGCAACGCCGTATCAAGGATGGAGATGTTTCACTGCAACCGCCGACAAAGCAAGTTGGCCAGCAACATCCTACTCCGCGCAAGAGTGAAGCCAAGACGAGCTAAGGCATCAAACTCGTCATCGCAACATGAGGAGGGCAGATCATGCCTATCTCGTTTAGTAATATCCCGTCTAACTGGCGTCAACCTCTTTATTGGGTTGAAGTTGACGGATCGATGGCCGGATTCCCGGTCAGTCATATGCGTTCGTTGCTTGTGGGCATGATGATCACATCAGCCACGGGCACCGACCCTAATGTCAAAAACGGCATCGGTCTTCCAGATGTGCCGATTCCGGTCGGCCGACAGGTTGACTGTGATCGATTGTTTGGTCAAGGCTCTGAACTTGCTTGCATGTTTCGGGCCTATTTCCAGAACAATCGCGCAAACGAATTGTGGTGCTTGCCGGTGGCCGAGCCCGCAGCGTCTACAGCAGCGACTGGCACCATCACGGTGATGACACCACCGAGCGAGGCCGGACAGATCATGCTCTATATTGCGGGTTATCCAATCCGCGTGAACGTTGGCGCAACCAATACCGTGAATGATGTCGCCACCTCAATCGCAGGTGCGATTAATGATTCACTAGAGCAGCAGAAAGAGTTGCCTGTGACTGCTAGTGCTGCTGCTGCCGTTGTGACACTCACCTCAAAATTCAAGGGTGTCAATGGCAACATGATATCCATGCGTGATAGCTACTATGGCAAGATTGGTGGTGAAGAACTTCCGGTGGGTCTTACCTTGAAGTATGAGTCTGGCACTCCTGCGGTGGCGTCCTTGTATCTGCATGGTGGCGCGGGCATTCCGGATTTTACTACCGCCATTAGCAATCTCGGCGAAACCGAGTTCGAGTATGTTGCTCTTCCATATCAAGACAGCACTACGCTTTCACAGTGGACCTACGAATATGGGTTCAGCGATGGTGGTCGTTGGGGTTGGATGAGACAGCATTTCGGAGGGATCTATGGTGCAGTCAAGGGCAAGACTGTTGCAACCACGCCCGCTGGTGGTTCGGGTTATTCTGATCTTGTGACTTGGGGCATCGACGTCGATCTTCCCGGTCATAACAGCCCGGTTTACTCCGCGCTCGGCATCGAGAATACCGCGCCATCTCCGGAATACGAATGGTGCGCCGCTTATGTCGGCAAGGCCAGCCGTGCACTCACCAATGATCCGGCACGTCCGCTGCAGACTCTGCACTTGGAAAGCATGTTGCCCGCGCCGCATCATGATCTTTTCAATCTGCTCGAACTTAACACGCTCGCTTATTCGGGCATTGCCACGCAACGCACGCTCGTTGCATCTGATGGTCCAATGATCGCGCGTGAAAGCACGATGTATCAGGTCAACGCTTATGGCTTTGGCGATGATGCATTTGAACTTGTGACAACGATGTCAACGCTGGCTAAGGTTATTCGCAACCAGCGTCAGGCCATCACCAGCAAGTACCCACGTCACAAACTCGCTGATGACGATACCCGCTTCGGTCCGGGGCAAGCGATTGTCACGCCGAAGATCATCAAGGCCGAGCTTATCGCCGAGTACGCGGTCGATGAGTTCAATGGTCTGGTGGAGAATCTGCGTGCGTTCAAGGACCATCTTATCGTTGAGCGTGATCCAAATGACCCCAATCGGGTGAACGTCCTCTATCCGCCAGATCTCATCAATCAACTCCGCATGTTTGCTGTTCTTGCTCAGTTTCGTCTCCAGTACAATCGCGGAATTGATGAGGCCAATCTCTAATCTGAGTTTGCGGCCTCCTACCGTTGGAAAAATACGGTCGGCATAGGAGGACTGCAAGGGGCTGAATCACGCATACCGGATGCCGCCGGTAGATTCAGCCCCACCTCTCTTCATCTTGAACCAAAGGAGTGACCCATGGGTCAGCGCATTGCTGGTATCGCGTTCCTCAAAGTGGACAGTGACCTCTATCCACTGCGCGGCAACTTTACTGTGTCACCATCGCCGACGGAACGTGCAGGTATCGCCGGACAAGACTATGTCCATGGCTTTTCCGAACTTCCGAGAGTTCCCTATATCGAGGGTGATGTGTCACTGGTGCCAGAGCTCTCGATGGAAGATGTGGCCAACATCGTCAATAGCACGGTGACGGCGGAACTTGCCAATGGCAAGGTTTACTTCCTCTATCAAGCATGGTGCCGCTCGGCCTTTGAACTAAACACACGTGAAGGTCAGGCACGCATTAGGTTTGAGGGAGTTAGCTGCGTTGAGCAGAATCCGTAAGGATAAGGACAACGCCACGCATACGTATCGCCACGCTTATCACGCGCTTGAAGATTTCTCACGTTTGCGACACAGTAAGCATGATGAGAAGTTGTGGCATTCACTCTCGCACCATCTTCGCCATGTGGTCTATCGTGCTGGCCTCGAGGTTCATTTCGATAGGAAGGTGCGGCGTAGCTATGGAAACAGGAGGCCATAATGAATACGATGGCTGAAAATCTTGTGCGCGAGGGGCGTCTCATCGAAGCTGGATGGGTCAGCTTGGAAACAACCATGCCGCAGTCATCGATGGCATGGCGTAACGATATGCGTACCGCATTCTTCGCAGGTGCGCAGCATGTGTTCGAGAGCCTTGTCGCTGCTTCACGCAACCCTGAACATAATGACGTGAAGCTTGCGGCCATCGATCTCGAACTAAAAGAATTCATAATTGAGCACAGGCTTCGTTACGAGCCTGTTGCTGGTAACGCATAGGAGGTTGCTAAATGGCTGATGATGTTCGCCAAGTTAAGCCTGAGTCGCAGGCTCAAGCAGCACCAGCACCTGAACCCGAGCCCGAGCCGGAGATCAAGGTCAATGGTGTGCCAGCGTGGGATGGCAAACTCTTGCTGCGCAAGAGCGTAAAAGCCAATGGTGAAGACACGTTGGAAATCGTTTTCCGCGAGCCTACTGCTGGAGATATCGAGCGTGTAGGCAATCCAGTCCTGGTCGGCATGTATGAAAATACGCCGAAGATCCACTTTGATGCACAGATTATGACGCAGATGATGGCGCGACTTGCAATGGTGCCACCGTCTACTATCCGGTCTATGCATCCAAAAGACTGGAACAATGGTGCTTGGCTGTTGGCAAATTTCTTCATGCCCGATCTGTAGAAGAACTTATCCTCGACTGCTACAGGTTGGGCAAATACTACTCAGTCGATCCTTGCATCTTTCTTGCCAAACCAATGAGCGAACTTAATCGTCATATCGAATGGACAAACAAACTTGTTGAGCGTTCTAATCTTGAAGCGTCAATCGCTATGGGAGACTAGTCGGTTCTATGGCTGACGAACACGCAAGTATTACCTTAACTCTCACCGATGAGATGTCTGACAAGCTGGAGTCGATTAACACTCAGCTTGATGGACTCGCGCGACGCTTTGGCACTATTCGCACAGAAAGTGAATCTGCATTTCGCGCTACGCAAGATTCCTTAGATCGTATTCCAAGAAAACTTAAAGATGTAGATAGTTCTCTCAAAAATGTCGAGGATGCGTTTAAGCGATCTATAGGCGGTCCAATTCGGTCGCAAATCGTTGCGACTGCTGAGTCATTAGGTCAACTCGCACTTGCTGGCAGTGGCGTTGAAAGAGCGGCTGGCGGTATGGCAGCTAGGATGACCGAACTCTTGCTTACGACCAGTAAGGTTGGAGGCGTGATTACGGCGGTTATTGGTGGCATCACG